TGATGACTACATGGAAAAGAAAGATAGTTTAATTAAACAAGAGGCATTTGATCTTGGGTTTCTTAATTTTTCAACAGAGTCATTAAAAGATAAATACATAAACTTAATTAACTCATAAAACAAAAAAGCCAGCCTATCTCTAGACTGGCAATTCTGTAAGTAAATATTACTTCTTTGGCGCTGCCTTCTTAGCAACAGCCTTCTTAGCAGCCTTCTTTACAGGTGCCTTAGCAGCCTTCAGAGCGGTCTCTACAGCCTTAGCATCTGGCAAGATACCAAAAGCCTTGTCTGCTGGGTTGATTGCTCTAATTGCAACTGGTGCAATCGCTGCAACAAGTGCAGTCCATAGATCCTTTGGATCTGTTACGCCCGCCATGTATAGTGCAAGGCCTGATGCAAGGACTGAACGTCCGTATGATGCAAGTAGTGCCTTTAGTTGTTCTGTGTTCATGTTTCCTCCTAGGATAGAACCTTTATTAGTATAGCATATCCAGCCCATAGCCCTACAATTCCTGCGACTCCCGCAAAAACTGGTGGTGCTGGAACTGGCAATTTGAATGCAGCAAATACTACGCCACATCCAAAACCTGTTAGTGTTGACAACAATATATCTCTCATTGTTTTATTTCATCCTCTGGCAATAGTGTTTTTAATTCTTTATATGCTATTGAAATATTCTTCATAGATGGATAGTCTGGCCTTGACATGGATAATGCATCTCCATATTCATCAAAATATGATATGTCTGCATCAACATCATTTACAAACTTAGTTAATGTCTTTTGAACACTTTCAATATATGAAAAAGCCCAATCTCTTGAGTCAGAAAGAAATTTAATAAAATTTTCTTTGTGTATTGAATCATCTGAATCTTCTTTTATTTTTGTAGACTTTGCTATATCAACATATTCTTGAAGCAAAGTCTTTTCAATAAAAAGTTTTGAAACATCTCTTTTAAGTCTAATGGACTGTCTTAAAACTAATAGGTATGATGCTGCAAAACAAACTGACAATGTTGCAAAAACAACAATAAAAATATCTTTCATATCACCACTCCACATGATTCAATTATATCCTAACGCTGCGGGTTTGTCAAACTATAAAAGTCTTTAAAGTTAGTATTAGTAAAGATCTCATATTCGGCAAGGGTTCTAATGTTTCCAGCACCAAACACACCTTCTTCTTCGCCACAAAGAATTCTTTTTTGTTTAGCATATGATATTTCTTCTAACTCTTTCCAGGATATACCACGCAAATTTCTATCTTTCCATATTTTATTATATCCACCACGAGAATAGAAGTGATAAACAATATTTTTTGAAGGAGAATATATATCCCATCCTCTTGTCCATGATCTCATAGCAAAACAAATCTCTTCACCAAAAAAACTAATATCTGGATCATAAGGAACTTCGTTAATTATTGAACCATCTGAAAACATAAACCCACCAAGTACTGTCTCAGACAACTCTGGGTTTTCTTTTAACCTGTCCTTAAACTCAAATCTTTCTGCTGTCCACTGTTTTCTTTTATTTAATGATATCTTTTGTCTGGTTGGATAGTCTTTTATTTTTGGATTGTTTTTAACTAAAAACATACCACCATTTCTTTCAGGCTCAAATGGTGCTGGGAAGTATGACAAAATAACCCTACTATTTCCAGATATATTTTTAGCCCTATTTAACTGATCAATAGATAGTAAGTCCCATCCAGGAGCAAATCTTGTATGTGAGTCAACTTGAAGAAAGTATTCTTCTCCAGAATATAGTTCCATTGCTTTTGCTCTTGCATATCCTGCTCCCCTTGCTTCTTTTGGATGCATCTTTGTTAAAGATAGGTTTTTTATACCGTCAAAACTAAAAAGTTCTGAATCAACCCCTTGATGAACAACTCCAAAAGATAAACTTTCTGGATTTGTTGCATTGTCTATAGCACTTTTTATTGTCCATTGAAGTTCTGGATCACGGTAAGACGCTATAGATATAAATATTCTTTCACTCACTTATATACCTTTCTAACTCTTCTAGAAGAGTAATATCCATATAAAACTGATAAAAGTTTTTCTTGTTCTTTTGCTAATTTTTCTGGTGGAGAGTCTTTAAAAACAGATTTCCACTCAGATCTTTTAAATGGTATTAGTTGTACTATTGGGGTTCCTTTTGGAATAATTCCTTCAAAATCTTCTTTAATAACAAAAGGACAGTTTATATCGGTTTTTAAAATATCAGTATCTACAATTCCAGCAATTGCTTTTATTGGTAAGTTTTGATATGCTGTAGGATGTATAAACAGTGTAGACCAATTCTTAGGAGTTTTAATAATCCAGCCGTGATTATATTTAAGAATATTAGGATTATACCCTTCTGGTATTTCAAAATTAGATGATTGCTTTCTATCCCATGGACCAACCATTGGTGCTTCAAAATCTGAGTTCCAAAAAATTTCTTGTCTTCCATCTTCTTTTTTTTCAACTACTAAATCTTCCCATAATTTAATTATATATCCAGAAGAAAAAACATCAATTGTTGGAGCACACTGTTTTACTGTTACTACAGATTGTTCTGGAAACTCTTCAAATTCAGCATATTTAGGTATATCTTTCCACCACTTAGGTAAATTTTTTACTGCTGGCTCTGGTCTAGGAGAATTTTCAAAATAAAATCTGTCTCTTGACTCAAAAATTATTTTTTTTATCATCTTATTGCCTCTCTTGTAACCAAAACAATTGCGCCTTCCATCTCTAAGGCTTTTTTTAAGTTTAAAACATATTGAAGAGCCTGTATTTTATCGTCATGAACCATTTTTGCAAACTTAAGTTCATTTAACTTAATAGTTAGAAAGTGTTCATTATCAATTAACTCTATAGTAAATCCTTTTGGAGGACTTATAGAGTGAAAGGCTCTACGCATTTGATCTGTATACAACTACTTCTCCATTGTCAATGCTTGCCAGGTGTTAGCCCAGTCTTGTTTAGTTTTGTGTTTATTAAACTCTCTAGATATGTTTCCAAGTTCAAGGAATACTCCACCCCAAACCCCATACTCTTTACCAGAAACTCCATTAGCAAAACAAATTTTTGACACTGGACATCTTTGACACATTGAATCTACAATAGGTCGTACATCAATATTGTCTTCATACTTATCAAAAAATATATTAGTATCAAGACCAAGGCAGGCTGCATCATCTTTCCATAAATGTTGTTTCATTTATTGACCGTATTTGTTTGGAATGTCCCAACCATTACGATCAAGGTTAAAGGTTTTTTGTAGGTACCATGCATTTTTTACACGCACTCCACTTGGAGATGTTCTTGCAAGGTCTGATCTCTTACGCTCTACAACATTCCAACCAACCCACTCAAGTTCTTTATTCTTTGAAACAATCTTTTCCATGTGTGCTAACGAATTAATTATCATTGTATTCTTTCTTTTAGTAACGGAAGATTCCTACTTCTACATTTTTTGATTCTGCAAAAGTGGTTAGTTTAGATACTGGCTGTTTTGGTTTGCTAAGAAATGCAAAATAGTTTATGTGCTCCATGTTGTCATGTACCCAACTCTCTGGAACTTTATAAAACTTTATCTTACGACCCCTTGCCTTCATTCCTCTTTCTGAAAGGTTTGAAAACTCTGAAACAAAAGAGTTGATCTTTGTTGGACCAGCAGAATAGATTATAAAATCTTTTTCTTCTTCTTTCATTCCCGATAAAGCAACACTTATAGCACGAAGGAATAGGTTATAGTCATCAAACTCATTAGTTCCCTGCACTGCCACTATCATTTATTTTCCCATTCTTTAAGTTATCCAGGATGAATAACATTTTATCTACTTCTCTTTTTGACATCTTGGTTGTGTCTAAAGGTCTGCCAGTTTCTGGCCTAACCTTGCCTTCAACTGTATCACCAACATAAAACATGTTATTTGATACCCAATATGCTTTTTGATCTATGATGACAACTCTGGTTGTTTGTTTCTCTTTCCAAATTTTGGATTGAGAGGTAGTAACCTTATCATCAAAAATGTCTTTAAAGAAAAAATCTTTTAATATGTTGTGCATATCGCTTTGACGATATAAAACTTTACTAAAAGAGTTCTTTCTTTTTTTGTTCATTACTATAATTATAGAGGAAAAGGCTATCAATGTCAAGCCCACAACAAGGATATAAATCATTTTTACTTCCTTAAACTAAATGGACTTCCTTGCCAAACCTTTTCTGTCTTACTTTTTTCACGCTCAACAATAGCACGACTCCATGCAAATCCTGCATCTCCGCCCCAAGCATCCCACATAATTCTTCCATTAGATGGAAACTCTGGACCATCAAAGAAACCTTTACCTTTTTTATCTACTTCATGACGAGAAAAGAAAGAATACATTCTCTTAACAGTATCAAGAGACATAGATGCTCCACTAACAATGTCAGTTGCTCTACCCCAACCTACAGGAGTTCCAGCACCAGTTGCTTTGCCATCTTCTTTCCACTTTAAAGCACGACGTGCTGC